TCACATTCACATTCACAGTCACAGACCCCCCCTCCCGGGGGGGTTGAAGGGGGGGATCGCCTAGGACGGCTTCTGCGGCCTTGGCTGGCTTGGACGACCCGAGGTAGCACCCGACCTCTTCGCACGCCTTGGAGCGCCTCCTAGCCGCCTTCCTGTCGATGCTGGCGAGCCACTCCGCCTCCTCCCACGCAACCCGTGCGGAGTGGGCTGCGATCCGCCCTTCCCGGAGCCGGACGGCCACTGGGTGGCGGGACCGAACCGCGTCGGCCACGTCACGGGGGCAGGTCAGGCTGGCCGTCCCGGGACGGTCGTCGAAATCCTGACACGGATATCCGTCATCGTTGACCCGGCACAGGTAGGCGTGGAACTGTGCCTTCCCTCGACGCTTCCGGTTACGGCCCCGACCTCGCTGCCTATTCATCGCTGCGCTCCCATGCTGCGCGGGCCTTCGCCCGGTATCCCTTGGTCGCCGACTTGCGGTGGCCCTTCGGCCCGCCATTCCACACCCCGGCGACGGTCTCGATGTCCCACGACGGAGCGTACCTGCTGACGTACGCCACGAACACAGCCTCCGCGTACTCGCGATCGTGGACATCGAGGTACTCGCGCTTGCCCAGCGCGGGGCTGTAGGCGACGGCATCGACCCACGCACATCGGTGGATCTGCAACCTGCCACGCGCCTTGCCACCGTCCCCGACGGCGGCGTCGGGGTTGCGGTGGCCGCCAGTCTCGACGGCCTCGATGGCATCGAGGATCCGGCGCACGTCGGTACCCGGCGGGGGCGGAACGACGAGCGCCACGGCGACGATCGCGGCGATCATGCCACACCCCGCGCACTGTGGAACTCGATGCGCGGACCCTGCATCGAGCAGTGACGCACCGCACCAAGGTGCGCGGCCAGCAGGTTGCGGACGGCACCGCGCAGGGTGCGATCGCTCGCCATCGCAAGGGTCTCCCACTCCACCCGGCGGGTGGACTGGTTGGGGCAGCCGCATGAGTCGAGGTCCATGTGGGTCACGGGGATCCCAGCCAGCACGGTCACGCACTGCGCCTCATACAGGACGCGCACGTTGGCACGGCGCAGGAGGGCGGTCAGGTACTGGTCGTCGCGGGCGACCACGCGGGCGCGGAGTTCGCGCTTGATCAGGCGGATCGAGTCGGTCATGGGTGTGTCTCCGGGTTGGGGTTCAGGCATTGCCGCCACGCTGGCGGCGCTCATGGTTGGCGTGGTCGGTCGCGATGCGGAGGATGTCCGCCCACTGATCACCGGCGAGCATGATCAGGTCTGCGACGATGTCGGTCGCAGCCTCGACAGAGGCGTCGTCCAGCCCGGTTGCGGATTTGTGAAGTTCGATTGCGAACAGGTGTCGAGCCATAGGTCTCTCCATGTGTGAGTGAGTGAATCCTGCACAGTGCAGGGCAAGGCACCCCGTAGGGTGCCGAGCCGCGTACTGGGTCAGACCCATTCTTCCAGCGCGGACTGGACCTGCGTCCAGTCAACATCGGCGAGGCGGTCGCCGTCCGGCGTCACAGGCTCGCCGTCGAGCGTGTCGAACAGCGCCTCGATGTCACGCCGCAGGTCGGTCGTCGTCGTCGTGCGGCGGGCGATCCGGCGGGCGCTGGACTCCAGCCCCTCGTCGTTGCCCAACCACAGCATCAGGTTCCACGTTGCGCGGTTCGTCCAGCCGTTGTAGGTCTCGTCCATGTGTGTGTCTCCGTTTGAGGGTTGAATCAGCCCCACAGCCACTGCTGCTGGGGATACAGGATCGTGACATCGGACAGCGCATCCGCCGAGATGGGCAGGTACGGGCGCTGCTTGACTTCCGCCGTACCGGCCAGCACGGCAGCGCCGATGTCGGCCAGCACAGCACGGGTCCGGTCGGTCACCGCGTGGCTGTCTGCCTTGCGGACCTGCACGGTGTACCGGACGCTGGTCCGGCCACCGACGAACCACACGCCGCCAGTGCCACGGATGCGCCAGCGGCGGGTGCCGCTGGTGATCTCCGTGGTCACGTTCGGCGAGGTGAACGCCACGAAGTCGCTGCGGGGGATGCGCTGCCCGTCACCGCACAGTGCGGTGAGCGCGGCGATGTATCGATCGCGAAGGGTTGCCATGTGTGTCTCTCCATGTTGGGGGAATCGAGTTCCTGCACGGTGCAGGGGATGCCGCCCCCGTAGGGGCGGTCACCCGCGCATCGGTCAGCATCGGGCCGTGTGGCCCTCGCGAAGTCCATCGACGAACTGGACCACGTCACGCGCCGCACTGCGGATGATCATTGTGCGGCCCTCGCCTCGACGGCGGTACACCGCGTAGATGAACGGGAGGTGTTCCTCCGCCGTGTAGTGGCCGTCGTCGTGCGGGCCGCAGCCTGTGTGTGCGTTGATCCGGTCGAGGGTGCGCTGTACGCGCTGGAGGCTGAATATGAGTGGCTTGCGGTACATCGGGGTCTCTCCATGTTGTGGTTGCTGAATCCCGGACAGTCCGGGCCACGCCGCCCCCGTAGGGGCGGCTAGGCCAGTGCTGGAAGGTCGGTCACTTGACGCGGTGCAGGTGGAAACTCACGCCCGTGGCCGAACGCAATGCCTGTGCAGCCAGTCCCGGGCGAGCGATCGAGCGGTGGTGACGCTCGTCGTTGGCGTTGCCCGTCCGGCTGTGGGCGATGACGTGCGCGGCCACGTCGGTCTCCCATTCCTCGATCGGCGGGATCGCGGCCAGCGCATCCGCACGGGACGCGAACCAGTGCGCCGTCGCGGGGCTGTTGGCGTAGACCACGCCGACGATCCAGTACGGGGTGTGGATCTGCGGCACCGCGTCGCCACGGCGGCGCAGCGTCGGCTCGACGACCTCGCGGACGGCTTCGGCGGTCAGTTCGGTGTCGCACTCCCCGGCGGCGAGCCGGAGGGCTTCGGTCAGGACATCGACCAGCGCGGCCTTGGACAGGCGGGCAAGGTAGGCGGCGTCAGCGCCGCTAACGGTGCGGAGTTTCTTCAGGCTCATGATGCGTGTCTCCATGTGTGAGGTGTGTGAGTTTCCTGCACGGTGCAGGGCAGGTCGCCCCGGAGGGCGACGAGCCGCGCATCAGGCGGGTCGGGGGGCGGGCGTGAAGTCGATGTGATTGTCGTCGATGTCATCGGCGATGCGGGCGGTGGCACCGTCGGGCATTGTCCAGTACCACGACTTGCCGACGCGGCTCATGCTGGTCCCGCCAGCGAGGCGGACGAAGTTGAGCGCCTCGCGGTGGCTGCTGAAGGCGGCAGACCACGGCTCTTCCATGCCATGCGCCATGCGGCGGTAGCAGTCGGCTGGGGTTTCCGGCTTGACGGTGATCAGGTTGTGGTTTGGCATGGTGGTCCTCAATCGACGAACAGGGCTGCGATGGCGAACGGGACGATCGCGAGGGCGATCACGCATTGCAAGGCGAAGGTGGCGTCCATGTGTGGCTCCGGGTTAGCGTCCATTCTCGATGGACTGGTAGCGGTTGGTCAGGGTGATCATCGTCTCGCGGGCAGCCGCATAGGTCGTGTGGACCTTCGGCTGGCGTTCGCCGTCACACAGGCGTCCATCGGCGTCCAGCGGCAGTCCGGAGACTTCGCTGTACACGATCCAGCCCCCGCAGGGCTGCTTCTCCATCGACGCGAAACGGTTGCGGTAGGTCTTCATGTCAAGGCTCTCCATGTGTGGTGTGAATCCTGCACGGTGCAGGCCATGCGCCCCGGTCCGGGGCGGCAGGCTCAAACCGTGGGGCTTGAGGGCTGACTTGTCAAAGAGCGACCGATCAGCAGGTGATCGATGCACACACAGTAATGCACGGTACTGCACGGTCAAGGGGGTAGAGGGCAGATTCTGAAGATTTTTTCGCGAGGCTACAGATGATCAGGGAATCGGGGCTGTGCAATGCGGGGCAGCATGGCACTACCGCAACGAACGAAGAGGGGCGGGCCAAGCCTTGAGGAGGCTGGCGAGATCGAGTCGAGGAAACTCGCCTTCCTCGCCGCGCTGCCATCGCTGGGTGTCACCGCTGCTGCTCGCGAGGCTGGCGTGGCGGAGTTCACGCCGTGCAAGTGGTACGCGAACGACGCCAAGTTCCGCGCTGCTTGGGATGCGCTGGAGCCGCTGACCGCGAGGCGGTTGGAGGCCATCGCCGACGCCGTTGTAAACGGCGAGCGAGAGTTGAACAGCAGCGCCGCGCAGATCCTGATGTTCCGGCTCAAGGGGCTGCGCCCGTCGGTCTACCGCGAGCGGTCCAGCGTCGAACACACCGGGGCCAACGGCGGGCCGATCGCGATCGAGAACGGCGAGGCCAGCCGGGGCGCGATGATGCTCGCCGAATGGAGCGCCGCCATGCTGCCCGCCCCGCTGCCAGCCATCGAGGCCAAGCCGGAGGGCGACGAGTGAGCGAGGCCGCAGCCTTCGCCGTCGCGCTCGCCGTCGTGTGGGCGCTGACCGCAGGGCAGCGGCGTGACTGACCCGCTCGCCATCGTTCAGTTCCGGCAGCGCATCCTGAAAGCGACGGCGGACGAGCGACCGCACCTGCGGGCCGCCTTCGCCAGCGACTTCGCCGCGTGGTGCGACGCCACCGCGTGGACCTTCCGCGTCAAGGAAGTCGGCGACGATGGGCGCGAGCGCCCGGTGCGCCAGCCCCACGTCCCGTTCATGCTGTGGCCTTGCCAACGCCGCGCAGCCCGCGAGGTGATCGAGGGCATCGAGGCTGGCCGCGACGTGGTGATCCGCAAGTCCCGCGACATGGGAGCATCGTGGCTGGTCTCCGCGATCGCCGTGTGGGGCTGGATGTTCAAGGGCTGGCAGTCGCTGCTGGTCAGCCGCGTCGAGGATCTCGTCGATCGCAGCGGCGACCCCGACTCGCTCTTCTGGAAACTCGACTACCTGCTGGAGTCGCAGCCGACGTGGCTGCTGCCCTGCGCCCCGGACGCGCTCGCCAAGGGCGGGCAGTTCCGCCAGCACATGGTGCTGCGCCACCCGACCAGCGGGGCCACGATCACCGGCCAAGCCAGCACCGAACACATCGGGCGCGGTGGTCGCCGCACGTTCGTCCTCTTCGACGAGTTCGCGGCCCTCGACAACGCCGCCGCAGCGTGGCGCTCCGCAGCCGACTGCACGTCGTGCCGCGTCGCCAACAGCACGCCCATCGGCGCGGGCAGCGAGTACTCGCGGCTGGTCAGCACGGCACGCACGCGGGGCGAGCCACGGCTGGTCGAGTTGATGTACCACGATCACCCGGAGAAGGGGGCCGGGTCGCAGCACCGCATCGACGACGACGGGTCGGTGACCGGGTTCGCCGGGTCGCCGTTCGTGTGGACCCCGTGGCTGGCGGAGCAGGTGCGCCGCCGTGACCGGGTGGACCTCGCGCAGAACGTCTTCGCGGAGAGCGTCGGCAGCGGGGCCGCGTTCTTCCCGTCGCACATCGTCACGGCCCACCGCGACCAGCACGGGGCGGAGCCGCGACGGTGCGAGGTCCGCCGCGATCGGCTGGTGCCGGAGCCGCAGGGGCGGTGGCGGGTGTGGGGGGAGCCGTCGCGCACGGCGGAGTACGTCGCCTTCATCGACCCGTCGCACGGCACGGGCAGCGCCAACAGCGCCGTCTGCGTCATGGACGCGCTGGCTCGCCGGGTGGTGGCGGAGTTCGTGGACCCCAACATCGCGACGTACGACCTCGCGCTGGAGGTGGCGAACGCCATGCGCCGGGTGTGGCGGGGCAAGCGGGCCACGCTGGTGGGTTGGGAGACCAACGGCCCGGGCGCGGCGTTGCAGCACGACTTCGACCGGGCGCAGTACCCGGCGATCTACCGCCAGCGGCAGACGGGGACGACCAGCGAGCGGGCCACGCGGCGTGTGGGGTGGACCAGCACCAAGCGTGCCAAGCGTGCGCTGCTTGGGGACTTGAGCCGTGCGATCGCGCAGGGCGAGGTGGAGATCCCCAGCATGGACTCGCTCGACGAGATGCTGGAGTACGTCATCCTCGACGACGGAAGCATCGAGGCCGGGTCTCGCCGTGACGAGTCGAGCGGTGCGCGTGAGGCGCACGGTGACCGCGTGATTGCGCTGGCCGGGGCGTTGATGCTGTGCGCGGAGGTGGGCGGTCCGGTCGAGGACGAGCCGCAGTACAGCCCGGACACTTTGGGGTCAATCTTGCGTCACGACGACGTGATGCGCGAGTGGTGACGGTACGGTGGTGTGCATGGCGAAGAAGACGGTCAAGTTGAGTGTCGGTCGCGGCGAGAAGTTGCCCGTGTCGCGTGGTGCCGGGTTGACGGCGAAGGGCCGTGCCAAGCACAACCGTGCGACGGGCAGCAACCTCAAGGCACCGACGAAGGACAAGGACAACCCGCGCCACAAGTCGTTCTGCGCCCGCAGTCGGTCGTGGACTGGCGAGCGCGGCAAGGCTGCCCGTCGAAGGTGGGGGTGCTGACATGGCAAAGCGTTCACTCGTCGCGAACATCAACCGTCGCAAGCGCCTTGGGATCTCGCGCCCCAAGTCGAAGTCAACCGTGAGCGCGAAGTCATACGCCGCCATGAAGCGCGGCTGGAAGGGCAAGTGATGCCGAAGGTCGGAAAGAAGAAGTTCCCGTACACCGCGAAGGGCAAGAAGGCCGCTGCGTCATACGCGAAGAAGACTGGCAAGGCCGTGAAGAAGATGAAGGGCTACTGATGCCGTTCAAGAGCGAGCGCCAGCGTCGGTTCATGTACGCGAAGCATCCGAAGATCGCTGCCCGCTGGACGCGTGAAGACAAGGCTGCGAAGCGAGCGCCCGTGAAGAAGAAGCGGAGCAAGCGGTGATCGCTGCGTGGCTGGTCCTGATCGGGTTCCAGTTGCTGATGATCGGCATGGTGGTTCGCGAGATTTGCAAGGACTGACGATGCCCCACGACTGGAAGGTCCACCACAAGACCCGGAACATCCACGTCGTGGAGATCGAGGGCGTACGCCCGTCGGAGTTTGAGCATTGGGTGTTGCTGTCGAGCGACCGTCACCACGACTCGACCCACGCGGACTGGGATTTGGAACGCAAGCACCTTGAGGAGGCCGTCGAGCGCAATGCGACGGTGCTTGACTGCGGTGACCTGTTCGACTGCATGGGTGGGCGTTGGGATCCGAGAAGTTCAAAAGGCGAGGTTCGCGCTGAATATGCGCTCGCCCCGGACTACCTTGATGCGATCGTGCGTGACGCTGCCCGGTTCTACGCGCCGTACGCGAAGCAGTTCGCGTGCATCGGGCGTGGCAACCATGAGACTGCGATCACCAAGCGCCATGAAGTGGACCTGACGGAGCGGCTATGCGGTGCCATGTCGCAGATCAGCGGCGTCCCTGTGGTTGCGAGCGGGTACGGCGGGTGGGTGGTGTTCCGCGTCCGGGTGTGGGGTACGACGGAGATCCCGTTGCGGCTGCGCTGGTTCCACGGCAGCGGTGGTGGCGGGCCGATGAGCCACGGGGTGTTGACCACCCGGCGGATGGCGTCGTGGCTGCCTGATGCTGACGTGGTGGTGAGCGGCCACACGCACGACCACTGGCACGTCAAGTTGATGCGGGAGAGGCTGGTCACTGTGAAGGGTGACTACCGGATTGGTCTGACGGAGCAGCACCATGTGCGGACCCCCTCCTACAAGCAGGAGTGGAACGACGGCTGGGGTGGCTGGCACGTCGAGACCGGGAAGCCGCCGAAGCCGCAGGGTGCGATGTGGATGAAGTTGACGATGGCCGACACCAAGCACGATGGGATGCGGCTGATCGCGACCTTCACGGAGGCGAACTAAATCCATGTTGCGGCGTGGGGCCGTGGCGTGGCGTTTGTAGAGTGATTCGGCCCACGACGGGCGACCGCAAGCCGACGGGATCGGCGCAAGGAATGCGATGAAGAAGAAGACCGGATCGAAGAGTCGGATGACGAAGAAGGTTGCTGGCAAGCGTGGCGTCCTCGCGACGGCCAAGCGCACCGGCAGCAGCAAGGCCATGAAGGCGACCCGCGCTGCGGCGATGCTGGCCGGTGATGGTGAACTTCAGGTTGGTGGCGGTAAGAAGTGATCGTCAAGGTTGGCTGTGTCTACCTTCCCGTCGATGCGATCGACCGCATCGAGGGCAATGACGAACGGATGACCGTTTGGTCTTCCGGCAAGGCGTTCTATGTTGCAGGCGTTGACCGTGATGTGCTGATGGAGCAGATCAATGCGTTGATGCCTAGGATCGGAGAGTCCAAGGATTTCGCGCCCGTGAAGGGCAGGAGGAAGTCGTGATGTACGGCAAGAAGAGTGGTGGATGCGCGTCGAGCCGCCGTGGCAAGAACGGTGGCCGTGACGGCGCGAAGGGCGGCGGTTACGGCGGAGCCAAGGGTGGCGGCAAGGGTGGACCGAAGGGCAAGAAGCGATGATGAAGTTCGATCTGGCTTCTCTGGTGCGCGAGATCGAGAGCGCGGAATCATTCCGCGACACCCATCTTGTGGAGTGGAAGAGCCTGATCGAGCGTTTCCACGGGCCGTCCTACCGCGAGTCGCGGGAGCAGATGGACGACCCGGAGAACTTCATCCTTGAGTACATCGCCCTGTTGCTGCCCCGGATCGTGCATGACAACCCGACGGTTCGCGTGAAGAGCGCGAGGCCGGTCAGCCAGTCGGAGGCTGCCGGGGTGTTGCAGATCGGGATCAACCGGTGGTGCAAGATGGTCGGCGTGCGGAACACCCTTGAGCGGATTGCGACGGACATGCTGCTGGCCTACGGGGTGGCGCTGACCGTGAACGAGCCGCGCAAGGGCTATGTGACGAGCCTGACGACCGATCCGTACCTGCCCCGGGTGTACCGGATCAGCCCGGATCGGTTCTTCGTTGACCCTGCTGCAACGCACTTGGACGAGGCCCGTTACATGGGCCACTGCTGGATCACCGATCGGGACGACCTGCTGGCAAGTGCCGAGTCTGACAAGACTTGGGACACTGACGTGATCGAGCGTGTTGCCGCCAACACCGGGGTCAGCGATGTCCGTGACGACACCGACATCGACCGCAACATCCCCGACCGCAAGGAGTTGGTGGTGTACGAGGTGTGGGTGCCTGAACTGCACGACGAGGCTGCGGAGTTGATCGACGCCGTGACGGATCGTGCGATGTTCAACGGCACGATCTACACGGTGGTGAAGGGTCAGGCCGAGAGCGGCAAGAAGGCGAACATGGGTATGGCGCGTGCGCCCCGTCCGTACTACGGGCCGAGGACCGGGCCGTATACGGTATTCGGTGCGTATACGGTGCCTGACGATCCGTACCCGTTGTCGCCGATCATGGCCCTGATGCCGCAGATCGACGACGTGAACATGCACCTGCGGAACATGCGGTACAGCGCCAGCGCGTACAAGCGCCTGCTGGCGGTGGACGCACGCAACGCCAAGATGGCACAGGACATCCGCGACCGCGAGGATCTCTATGTGGTGCTGGCGGACAACCTTGATCCTGATGCGCTCCGCACGATCGAGGTCGGCGGGATCACGGCTCAGCAGGTTCAGTATGCTTCGATGGCTCAGGACCGTCTGGACCGCGTGTCCGGCATCCACGACGCCATGCGCGGCAATGTGAGCGGGAATGCCACGGCTACCGAGGTGCAGGTGGCGGAGAGTTCCAGCGGCCTTCGGATCAGCCACCTGAAGCGACAGTTTCAGGAGTCTGTGAATCGGTGCCTCCGGTCGGTGGGCTGGTTCATGTTCTACGACGAGAAGGTGGTGTTCCCGGTCGGCGAGGACGGGATTGCCATCATGGGCGAGCCGGAGCCGATCTTCTCGTCGCTGGCGATGGTTGGTGTGTTCGACGACCTCGACATCGACGTGGAGGCGTACAGCATGGAGCGGGTCAGCGAAGGGCTGCTCCAGCGCCGATCGGTCGAGTTGCTTCAGGTCATCGGCAACATCAGTCAGGCGGTGGTGGCTGCCCCGCATGTGGACTGGAAGCAGGTGCTGTCGGTGGTCGGCAACGCGATGAATATGCCCAATCTGGGCGACATGATCGACCTGCGTGCCGTGCAGCAGATGCGGGCGCAGGCCCAGCAGGCCGCCGCCGGCGCTCAGGGTGGGGCGTCCAAGCCCCGATCCATGCAAGAAATTATTTCAGAAGTTGAGGGCCGGCGCTGATGCCCATGTACCCTTTCATCGACGAGGCCACTGGCGAGACTGTCGAGTTGATGTACTCGATGTCTGAGGCTCCCAGCATTGGCACAACCGTCGAGGTGGATGGCCGTGTGTTGACGAGGGTGGTCGCTGACTACCAGATCGACCCAGCCACGAACCGCTCCCAGTACCCGTATGTGTCGGCGTCGCTTCCTCGCAACCTTGAGGGATGCACGACGAACAGCCAAGGCAAGCCAGTGATCATGTCTCGTAGGCATGAACGTGAGGTGATGGCGAGGCACGGGTATGCGAAGGAGTAGGACAGCGTGGCTGAACCCAAGGACGGCGTGACCGAGGCAGAAGAGCCGAAGGTCGAGGCAGAGATCGAGAATCCAGTCGAGGCAGCGGCGGAAGAGCCTGTTGCTGATCCCGTGACGAGCGAACCCCTTGGTAGGGACGCAGACGACGAGGTCTTGGATCGACTGTTCGGTGAGTCGGAGCAGAAGGAGGAACCTGCTCCGGTCAAGCCAGATGCTGATCTCGATCGGGCATACCAGATTCTCAAGCGCGATGGTGTGCCTGATGACATCCTCAAGTCCGTGTCCAAGGACACTCTGATGGCGTGGGCCGGCAAGGCCGGCAAGCGTCAGACCGACGTGGACGGATACGGCAAGAGGATGAAGGCGCTTGAAGCCGAGAACGCCCAGTTGAAGTCCGGGCGCAAGGCTGGCGACGAGGAACTGGAATCCTTCGACGAGGAATCCGACAACCCCCGTGGCAAGCCGGATACGGACGACGACGATGCGGGATCGGACGAGACCACGGCGGATCCGCGCTATACGGCGCTGTCCGAAGAGGTCTCAAAGTTGCGCCTGCAACAGCAGGAGCAGCAGTTGCGTGGGCTGCAAACCCAAGTCGAGCAGGCCATCACGTTCGTTCAGGGTCAATACGGGAACCCGGTTGACGCGAACGCGGTGCTGGCCGAAATGGATCGTCTTGGGCGAAGCAAGCCCGGTACCTACCCAACCATGATTCACTTGGCGCAGGAGGCTTTCGCCAACATTGCAGGTCCGGCCCGGGATCCCCGGCGCGTAGGACAGCCGACAGCACGACCGGCCGTAGGCAGGAACGAGCGTCCCACGACGCCCGCCGACGCCGAGGACGCAGTTCTGGAAGCACTGCTTGAAGGGCGAAGCCTTTCCGAAGCCAAGCGACTGACACGAAAGTGAGCAAGTAATGCCCGGAACCCCGATTCAGACCTTCAACGACTTCATGAATGCGACTGGTCCGACGTATCTGACCAGCGCCGATCAGGTGATCAACGAGGCCGTCAAGAACACCTACGCCTTCAGCCGCCTTCTCAAGGAGAAGACCAGCGAGGCGACGGTGCAGGGCGGCAACGAGATCCGCGACGTGATCATGTTCGATGACGCATCGACCTACGATCACTACCTCCCCAACGACACGTTCTCATGGCGCAACGCCAACGTGACCGACACGGTGCGTGCGCCGTGGCGCTTCTCGATCGACCACATGGCGTGGACCGATCACGAAGTGGAACTCAACAGCGGCTCCGGCTCGACCCGCGATTACGTCAAGGCGCAGTACAAGCGCCTGAAGCGGATCAAGGAGCAGCGCATGTGGACCTCGCTGACCAACGGGTTTGAGAACGACCTGTGGGCCACGACGCTCAACAACAACGCCGAAATGGAAGGCAACGCCGGCAAACTGCCGTACAGCCTTCCGGCGTTCATCACTGAGATCCCGATGACCGGCAGCCCGTTCGGTGCTGATCAGCGCGGTGACGCTCCGTTCGGTTGGACGAACGTGATGAACCTCGCTCCATCGTCGGAGACCCGATGGTCGAACCAGATCTCGTACTACGACCCGGCTCCAGCGAGTGCCGATCCCAACGCTCCGCTCGCTCTGACGGCCAACATCGAGAATGTCCGCACTGGTTCAGATACCTACTCTGCGTACATCGGCGGTCTTCTGACGGCGTTCGACGAGATGTTCCTCAAGTTGGACTTCCGTACTCCCAGCACCCGCGCCGAGTACTTTGAGAAGCCCTCGATGAACCGGCAGATGATCCTCTGCTCGCGTCTGGGCATCAACCAGTACAAGCAGGTTCTGCGTGCCAGCAATGACACGCTGGTGTCGTATCAGGATCCGGCGTACAACGCTCCGACCTACAGCGGCATCGAACTGATGTACTGCTCCAACCTCGACACGGCGGCTCTGTTCCCGAGCGGTGGCGGTACTCGCACCACTGCTGCCCAAAACCTTGCCGCGATGACCGGATACGCAACCGAGGCTTCGGCGACCGATCCCGGTCCTCGTTACTGGTGGGTCAACGGCAACTACCTGACGCCGATCTTCCACAATCGCCGCTACTTCGAGAAGCACGAAGTGCTGCGTCACCCCAACCAGCCGTTCACCTACGTTCAGGTGGTGGACTGCTGGTGGAACCTGTTCTGCAACAGCCGTCAGCGTCAGGGCATCGTCGCTCCGATCAGCGTGTCCTGATCGAAGTCAACTCACTCACAAGGGGGGGCTGGACAACCAGCCCCCCCATAACTCCAACACAAGGAATCAACACACATGCTTTTTGCTCCCAGCAACAGTGACATCGGCGTTCAGCCCCACGGCCACACTGCCCGTGTCATCAACCGCAGCGGCGGCGCTCTCGTCGTCGGCGACCTCGTCGTGACCTCGTTCGCTCACAGCGGCGTTGTGTACCCCGCTACTACCATCGCCCAGTCCCGTCTCACCCCGTTCGCCAACGTGGTCAAGGCGGACGGCAATTCCAGCACCCCGGGATACCTTGGTGCTGTCGTTGACGTTGGCTCTTCGTCGGGTGCCAACAACACCGAAGTGGTCGTTCAGTTTGGTGGGGCCGCGAAGGTGAAGACCACTGCCACTGGTGCGGTTTCGATCGGTAGCGTCCTTGGCATCGCCGATGCCTCCGGAGCCCTTATTGACGGGACTGGTGCAGCGACCTCTTCCTATCCCGCTGGCATCGCCTTGCAGGCTCTGGGAGCGGGCAACACGGCTGTTATTGACGTGCTTCTGCCCCACGACATCTGGATGTACGCTGACATCCCCGCCTGATCGGTTCTGATCCCAACAATCCCGGCTGGCTGGGGGAAACCTCAGCCAGCCGCTTCCCATGCCCACCTTCGCACAGGTCAAGCGTCACGTCCTGCTCGCCGTCGGCGGGTACCCCAGCCTTGCGGCTGGTCAGACCAACGCCGAACGTCTGGCAGAAGTCGTCAACCAAGCCGGCCAGTACCTGTTCCAGCGCCCGTGGCGGTTCAGGGAACGGACCAGCACGCTCATCAGCCTCGTCGCCAATCAGGACTATGTAGCCCTCCCGTCAGACGTTGAGGAGATCATCAGCCTGATCAACCGCGAGAACATCGGGTTCAACATCGAGTTGGTCACGCCGGACCACCTACAGAACCTGCGGGAGATCGGCATCGACAGCGGGGGCCACGGCGTCACCTATGCGTGCCTGTCCCGTGTCGCCAACGCTGCCGGTTCTGCCCTGAACCCGGCACGACTTGAACTCTTCCCGACCCCGACCGCTGCTGCGACCGACGCTTTGGCCGTGCGATACCGCGCAGGATGGGTTGAGATTGCCAGCGGCGCTGTCGATTCATACGAGATCCCGATCCCAAAGTACTGCGACTCGCTCTTCATTCAGTACTGCCGAGCCTTCGGCATGGCGTATGAAGACGAGGGACTGTCACAGCGTCTGGTCGAGATCGACGCCGGACCAATCTTGGCCGGCGCGTTGACCAAGGACGGGATTCTTCAACGAGACATAGGTCGTCTGCGCCCGTCATATGAGATTGGGTATGGCGTGAGCATCCTTCCTAGGTTCACCCAGAACCCGTCTTGAGTTGACCAATGGGCGTATCCGTCACACCATCAGCAGCACAGCAGATCGAGTGGCAAGTCCATCCGACTGTTGTTTCGCAGGCTGGATCTGGTGCTGGGGTGATTGGACAGACCGTTGTCGATTTCCACATGAAGGACGCTGTGTTCCAGTCCTTGATCAGTGGTGGCGCTGGTCTTCAGCCAACAATCTGTATTGACTGCGAAAACGCTGGTCGAACGCTCATCATGCCGTTGGTGCAGTTCACCGGGTCGGCTACGTTCCAGTTTCAGGTACTTGGATGGTCCTTTAGCCGTCCTGCCGAGTCGTGGATCTGCCAAGCGATAACGCATAGCCCTACGGCTGTGAATGCCACAAACACCTCTGATTCCGGTGGTGGCATAGCCCTTGATGGGATTACCTATAAGGCTTTTGGTTTGCTTGGCGTTACAGCAACTACAGCAAGCGATGGTGACGGAGGAGTTGTCCCGCTTCCGTCCCATTACGAGTACTTGCCTGTCGAAGGTCTTCGGGCCGCCAATGCCTCAATACTTGCGGCGTCAAGCGCCGTCCTTCAGGTCAACAATTATGGGTGGAAGTATCTGACTCTCCATCTTCGGCAGGCGGCCACTACGGCGTACACATGCAATTTCCGTTGCTTTTACGCCAACACAAACCAAATCATCAGGTGAATCATGGGATTGTCTATCACTCCAGATTCGCCGGTGCTACGAGACTGGGAGTTTCACCCAACGGTGATGACGAGGAGCGTAAGTACGATCGTATCGTTGTCGCTTGTTGTCCCATCGTTCGCTTTGAGCGACGCCGATTTTCAGTCCAAGGTCATTCTTGGACGAAACGATCCAGACATTCCGTATCCATCTATCGTAATTGACACTCTGGATTGCGCCCAGATGTCGATCATTCCGTTCATTTCAACGGCTTCCATTCTAGGTGATTTGAAGTTTCAGTTGATTGGATGGAACTGGAGCGTCAGCGCAAATGCATGGATCGGAATGGCGATTACTCATTACCAGTCCGCCCGTGCTGGCATGAGCGTGATGCAATATGCGTCTGTGATAGAGCATCCGCTGTTGCCCGGAACATTGTTCAAGCCGATGGAGCGAATCGGCGTCACGACTGCATCTGATGGAGATGGCGGGCTTGGAATTGTTCCGCTGCCAAAGCACTACGACGTGATGCCGGCGGAGGGGTTGGTTTCAAGCACGACCTCATCACACGCTTCGCCTGCGACCATCTTGGTTAGGAATTACGGATGGAAGTATGTCAGCCTTCATATTGCTGCTGGCGCTGCGGGTCTCGCAAACGTCAGTGCGATGTGCATGTACAAGAGGGAGTCTGGAGTTTTCAAATGACCATCAAGTCGGAACACAACATTCGGTTCTACAGCACCTTGGCGACACTGGTCACTGGTTTCGCCAGCGTGTGCATCATGCTTGGCCGGCGTGACGAGTCGTTCTCCCGGGCGCAGGCTGACATCGTCGAGTTGCGGCAGATCACCGGTGATCTCGCCAAGACGGTTGCGGCCAGCGCCCAGACGAGCCTCCACCACGCCGAGAAGATCGCAGAACTCCGAGAGAGGATCGACCGTCTGGAGGAGCGCCAGTGAGGTTCCTGCTTCTGGCATTCCTGCTCTGCTCCTGCTCCAGCGGCACGCAGGAGATTGCCGACAGCGCGTCGGCCATCAGCAGTCAGGCCCAGTCGATCACCGACAAGGCCCGTGAACTGACCGTCTTGGCCGGACAGATTGACGAGAATCTGGCTGCCGCACACGGCTACTTGGCCGGCGAGCAGCAGGATCCGGGCAAGGCCGTCGAGCGCATCGAGGCGTCCCGTCTGGTGGTGTCCGATGTCACCGGCAAGGCGGACGAGATCATGGTGTTGTCCAGCGAGATCCACGCCGAGACCACGGACATCGTTGGCAGCCTGCCGTCCGTGAAGGACACCACGCCTTGGTGGGCAAGTCTGATCAGTCTTGTGGTCGGTTTGGGGCTGATGGCCCTTGCCGCGTTTATGCTGGTGCATACGGGGATCGGAACATCTCTGGGCGCGTTGCTCAGGAGTCTGATCCCGAAGCGTAGGAGCAAGTGATGATGATCATTGGCAGCATCGAGAGCCTTCTGGGCTCAATCTGGTTCGCAGGCTTGACGTTCTGTGCCGGCTATCTGCTGGCGCACATCTGGCCGGTCAACGCGTTCAAGAAGAAGTGAGAACCCCCGTTCTGCCCTGCTCCCCCCGTACACGGGGGTGAGCGGGGTTCTAGGAGATAGGCATGGCAACCCGTATTCAGGTCCGTCGAGACACCGCAGCAAACTGGACAACTTCAGGCACGACCGTGCTTGCGGCTGGCGAGATCGGCTTTGAGACCGACACGCTGCTGTTCAAGATCGGCGACGGCTCCCAGCAGTGGCAGAACCTTGAGTACGCAGGCGGCACCGAGCCGATTCGAAACAACCCTAGCGGCACGTCGGTCACTGATCTCAACGCTGCTGCTCTTCGTAACAACGGCAACGGCAAGTACCTGATCTCTGGTGCTGATATCGTCGCTAACGAACCGTCCAGCCTGACTACGGCGACCGACGGCCAGTTGATGGTGACGGTTGCCAAGTTCGACTACACCGGCGCTAGCGGCTCAGGAAACGAGCGTTTCCTAATGACGCTCCAGACGCTGACGACGAACAAGTGGTTCACCAGAGTCTGGTCTGGTAGCGCATGGTCCTCTTGGGTTGAGGTTATCCAGACGCCATTCACTGGCAATATGACCCTTTCCGGCGACATCGCCGTGAATGGCGGCGACATCACGACGAGCAGCGCGACGGCAACGGTGTTCGATACCACCGCGACCACGTTGAATGTCGGCGGCGCTGCTACGACTCTCAATGTCGCGGATGATGTGACTGCTGCTCAAACGATCAACATCGGTACTGGGGCGACCGGAAACGGCCTTACCAAGACGATCAACATCGGCACTGGTGGTGCTACCGGCTCCACGACGAACGTCAACATTGGCGATGCGGATGGTGGCACGGTTGCTGTAGGGAAGGACATGACGGTCGGTGGGACGTTGGCCGTAACCGGGAACTCGACATTGACCGGCGACCTCGCGGTCAACGGGGGCGACATCACGACGAGCAGCGCGACGGCAACGGTGTTCAACGCTACCGCCACCACGCTCAATGTCGGTCAGGCTGCTACGGCTATCAATGTCGGAGCCGGTGCCGGCACGGTAACTGTTGCTGGCGACCTCGCGGTCAACGGGGGCGACATCACGACGAACCAGACGACAGCGTCGGTGTTCAACGCTACCGCCACCACGCTCAATGTCGGTCAGGCTGCGACTGCGGTCAGCATTGGCGCTACGACTGGCACGGCGACGATTCGCAACGCCACGACGGCGATCACCGGAAACGCCACTGTTGGCGGAACGCTTGCGGTCACCAGCAACACCACGCTGACCGGCGATCTCGCGGTCAATGGTGGCGACATCACGACGACCAGCACCGGCACGGCAACGGTGTTCAACACCAATGCGACCACACTCAATGTTGGTCAGGCGGCGACTACGGTCAGCATCGGCGCTACGACTGGCACGGCGACGATTCGCAATGCCACGACAGCGATCACCGGAAACGCCACTGTTGGCGGAACGCTTGCGGTCACCAGCAACACCACGCTGACCGGCGATCTCGCCGTCAACGGAGGCGACATCACGACCACCAGCGCAACTGGCAACGTGTTTGAAGCCACTGCCACCACGGTCACGCTTGGCAGAGCGGCTACGACGGTGTGCATTGCAGACAACGCAACTGCTGCTCAGACGATCGACATTGGTACTGGGGCGACCGGAAACGGCCTTACCAAGACGATCAACATCGGCACTGGCGGCGCTGCTGGTTCCACGACAAACGTCAACATTGGTGATGCGGATGGTGGAACGGTTTCTATCGCACGCGACCTTGCTGTTGACACCAATGTTCTCAAGGTCGATGCCACGAACAACCGCGTTGGAATCAACGTGACATCTCCGACTCAAGCCTTGGATGTCGTTGGGAATCTGCTGGTCAGCGGAACTGCAAGTATCAACGCAATCACTCTTGCCAATATGTCCGGCGAGACAAAGACCAACTATCTGCACTTCAACCCAGCAACATCAGGAACAAGTCAGGTCGGATCAGTTGCAGTTCTGGTAACAAAAGCGGGCGCAGCGGATTTGGATAACGCCTTTTCATATTCAAATACTGCGACAGGACTGACGAGTAGCAATAGCGTGGTGGTAACACAGGCTCTTGGTACAGAGGGAAACAATTTCACTGTCGTTTTGGGTGGCGGCACAACTTGGACTGCAGTGGGGGTTAGTGGCGGCTATGCAATCAGACCCGGTGCTGGAACTTGGACCGCTGCTTGGATAACCGTTTACAAAGCCGGTATCGACGATGACACTGCGTTGTTGTACATCGCGTTTAGGACCGCCTAATGCCATACATCGGAGCCAACCTCCCGTACAAGGGCTGGACGACTGACACTCAGTTCTCGTCCGTCCCCCCGGGGTTTTCGCAGGACATCCTCAATGTGATGCCCGTGGACCAAGGGCGTCGGAGGATGCGGCTCTCGTCACGCGCTGGCTTCAACCCGATCTACGCATTTGAAACCGCCGGACCGGTCCAGTGCATGGTGCGCTGTGTTGCGTACACGGGCGCGTCTGGCGCACTCAAGACGGTGATCAAGGACCGGACGATCATCGTCAAGGCTGGCGTGGTGTACTACCTTGAGCAGGGCGGCGTGCCGACGGTCTGCTCGATCGCCGGCGGTGCATCGGCACCAGTGAACACGCCGGCGCTGAATGCGAGCGTTCGCACGGTCGAAGGTGTGCAGTTCAACGACTACGTTTACCTGTGCGACGGCATCAACTACGTCAAGGTTGACATCAGCCTGACGGTGCCGGAAGTGCAGAAGTGGTCTGATCCGTACAACCACATCAAGGTCACGGTCAGCGGCACCAGTAACTACGCCACTCTAGTAGCGCGGTATGGCGCACGCATCGTGTTGGCCGGCGTGGCTGACGCAGAAACCAACTGGTTCATGTCCCGCATCGACGAGCCAGAAGACTGGAATCCAACTTCTGGCAGCGTCACGGATTCCATCGCTGGCGGCGGTTCAGACTACGGCACGCTTGGCGACCGAATCGTGGCACTGATCCCGCTTGGCAATACTGGCCTCCTGTTCGCCGGCCAGCGGTCGATGTCCTACCTGACGGTTGACCCTGCGCTTGGCGACCCGCAGATCATCACGTTGTCAAGGAACATCGGCATCGTTGGCCCGCGTGCGTTCTGCTACGGGCCTGAGAAGATCGCCTACATCCTTGGGTACGAGGGGCTGTACCGGGTCACGCCAAACGACTTCAGCCTCGACCGGGCGCAGTTGATCAGCCTGAACGTGCTGGATGCCTTCTTCAGCAAGACCCAGTGGGAGGATCTGGATGTCCTGCTGACGTATGACGTTGAGTTGCGCGGGGTCTGGATCTGGCTGACCCGTCGCGACCAGCCATCGGTCAGCGTCCACCTGTTCTACAGCGAGCAGACCGGCGGGTTTTTTCCGCAGCGTCTGTATGAGCCGGCGTTCTATGGCGCACTTACGACGTGTCAGGCGGTCGTGGCTGACGGTCGCACGCCCGTGGCCCTGATGGGCAGCGCCGAGGGGAAGATTGGGTACTTTGACTACCGGATCATCTCTGGCATCGACGGCTACCCAGCCAGCGGATACAACAGCAATGAGGGTGGCACCTACACCCCTCCGACGGCTGCCCAGTCGGTCGATCGCCGAGTGCTGTCCAACCTGACGCTTGGTCCGGTCATTGGCGACCTTGGCACCCGGGTCATGGTCAGGGACGTTCTGGTCGAGTTGAACAGCGAAGAACACCTGCCAGACTTGGACGTAAAGGGCAACCTGCCCCGCCCGACGTTGGCCCTGAGTTACGGCGATACGGCTGAGAAGGCGATCGCTGCAAGCCTGACGACCGTCCGGGTGGTCCTTGGCGACGAGCCGATCGTGGACGGCGGCGCGGCTTCCACCTCGTCGTTCGCATCGACAATCGACGGCGACGACGCCACGCCAGCGTCGATCACCGACTACACGGATGGTGCCTACGCCCCGTCTGAGTTTGGCCTGTACGAGGCACGCAGCACGTTCGTTGACCCAGAGAGCCGGGTGTATGACGGTGCTTCGCCTGATGCCGAGTACTACCTGAAGCGTGACACCTTTGACAGCGCCGAGCGTTGGCTGATCTACCACACAGATACAAACAGCCGGATCTACGCTCAACAGGCCATCAGTGGGGTGTACAGTACAGACCCGACGGTCGGTGAGTATTTCTTCGTCCCAGACGGAGTTACGACCGCAGCAGGACTCCAGTCAGATGACACGGCCACCATTGCTGGCGTGTTGATCGAGGCCGAGAACCTTGCTCTAGGCGAGTTGTATGAGGGCAACAACAATCACTTCCGGTGCCGCGTGCGTGCCGGTGCGCTCTACATGCAGATTGCCAGTCAGGGCTACCCGTGGGCGCTTGAGCGTGCGTCCGTGTTGGTTGACGCTGTTGGCATGAGGCGAAACGTGAGAGAGGTAACCTGATGGTATTCCAAGCGATTGCTGCGGCGCTAGGCATCGGAGGCGGTGGCGCTCTGTCGTATGCGGGCCAGAAAAAGTCCCGCAAGGCGATGGAGTCGCAGATCCGTCAGTTGCAATCTGGTTTGCGAGGGATTGGCACTCAGGTCGGCGCTGCTTACGGAACCCTTGGAAGTGAGACGGCGGGCTTCTACCAGCCTCTCCTCGATTACCAGCAGCAGTCGAGCGACCAGATCCTCAATCGTTTCATCGCCGATCGGCAGGCCAACACCGATCAGTACCGTCAGGGATACGAGCAGAACATCTCGCAATTTCAGGGGGCATACGACAGCATTCGGTCTTCATACCTGTCGCAAATGCAGCAGGGCGCATCGGAGTTCGGTGCTGGGATGCAGGGTCTGCGTGAGTCATATCGCCGAGACATGCAGGCTGCTCTCGATCCTTTGTCCGCTTCATACGCGGCAATGCGCGGCCAGTACCGATCGGATATGGAGGCGAACCTTGCGGCAACGCAGGGAGAGTACGGCGGGCTGCGAGATCAGTACCGGACTGGCATGGAGCGGGCTAGGACAGACTTTGAGGGTCGGTATGGCTCGATGATTGACCAATATCGAGCCGGCATGGACGAGGTGTATCGCGAGGCTGCAACCGGTCGCGAGAACATGCTTGCCAGCGTCGATCAGGCGACGGCTGAGAATGTAGCCAGACAGCAGGCTGCGAATGCATTCAGCGGTCTTGGACTCACTTCATTCGGACAAGGTGTTGTTGCGGCTCGCCAATCGGAGGGCGCACGGCAGCGTGGCGTGATTCAAGAGCAGTATGCGAGCCAGTTGGCTGCGATCCGGCAGGCTCAAACGCAGGGCGTCACGTCCCTTGGTCAAGCGCAGGCCGCTGGCATCTCTGAAATCCTTCAGCGCATGTCTCAGGGCGATATCAGCCTTGGCGAGGCGCAGGCTCAGGCTGCAATGGCGTTGCGCGGCCAAATGGCTCAGGGCGATGTTTCGCTTGCACAGTCGCAGACATCTGCTGAAGCGGCGCTGAGGGAGCGCATGGCGCAGGGCGACATGACTCTTGGTCAAATGCAGGTCCAAGGGTTGTCTGACTACCAGAATCAGATTGCATCTGGCAGCACGGCTTTGGCGCAGGCTCAGGCAAGTGGAGTTAGCGATCTCCGGCAGAGAATGACAACTGGACTGGCAGAGATGGGTACGTCGTATGCTAGTGCGTTGGCCGGAATGCAGCAGGGCTTCGCTGGTCAGCGGCTTGGCCTCATGTCGTCGATGCAATCCAATCTCATGGGCTATCGCCAGAGCCAACTGATTTCTCCGTTTGAGTATCAGGAGGCTGCCCTGACCATCCCGTTCAATGCCCAGATGAACATTGCCCAGAACCGTGGTGCATTCCACCAGCAGATTGGCAATGCCCTGATGGGTGCTGGAATGGGAATGATGGGCGGCGGATTCGGAGGAATGGGCGGCATGGGTGGTGGTGGTGGATAAACAGAGGAGAACAACATGGCCTACGTCAATCCAGCAATGATCAGCAAGATGGCTTCGGCTTCCATGACAGGCAAGCGATTCCAGTCTCAACTGACTCAGGTTCCATACCAAGACTTCCTTCTTCCGGAGGATCGCGAGGGGAACCCGAGTGATCGCGCAGCGGCACGCGCATCATCTCAGCCGTCACCGGGTGCAACATCGCCGTCGTTCATGTCGCAACTTGGTGATGCATACAACAAGGTCGCGCCCGACATGTTCCGTGGCATCGCCGCTGGCCTCGCGTCCTATCAGGGCGACCCAAGCCGGCCACTGAGCGGTGTTGGCGAGGCGATGGCTGCAACCATGCAGCGCGGAGAACAGACCCGCGAGGCGCGACGCAAGATGAGCCTCATGCCGGAAGAGGCTGCCGCTGTTGCGAAGTCAGAAATCACCTACGAGAAGATCAAGTACGAAGATGACAAGGATGCGTTCCGTGCGCTTCGCGAGATGGAGGGCTTCCGCATGGGAGTCCCGACCGACTCTGTCAGCAAGGGTCTGATGGCTTACACCGCAGCCAATCCGTTCAGCGCCGTGGAACGACGACGCATGGACGATGATCTGCGCCAGCGTCTTACGGCGGCACTCCGTATTTCTTTCTGAGGCACCATGAAACTCGTACCAAACCAGATCGGACAGGACGGAATGTTTCAGGGCGGGCCATCGTCGCAGCCGCCTCAGCAGTCATTCGAAGAGAAGAACCGCGAGTTCATGGATCGCATTGACGAGGCGATGAACCGCATGAACCGCAATCCGACTTGGGCGGTCGGTGATCCGAACATTGCCGGCGCACCGTCGTTTGGAAAGGCTGTCGCGGGCATCGAGAATGGCGATGTTCAGGGGCTGGAAATGTTGCGGTTTGGCACTGTGCGTGGAACGCCAGCCGTTTCGTTCACCGACGAGGATGGTCAGGAGCAGGTCATCAAGGTCACTTTCCCGCAGTGGATGGGAATGATCCAGAGCCGAGACGACGCCCGCCAGCAACTTCGTGAACAGCGTGAACTTGATGCCAAGAAGCAGGCGTTCGCCGGCCAGTTCCGCGCACTCTCGTCGCGTGTGTCTGAAAGTCAGGATCCGATCGTCGGCGAATACCTGACCCTTCTGTACGACATGGACCCCGGCATGGCTATGAGCGGCCTGCAATCGTTCATCAAGGCACGCGCTGGGCGCGAGGACTACACCGTCTACCGTGGTCAGGAAGTGCCGTCGTCGTTTGCCGAGGCCATGTCTGCCCTCGACGACGCTCAGGCTGATGGTCGCACCATGACCTTTGGAAGGCACGCTGCTGCCTTGTCAGAGCAGGGCAACCAGAACGCGGCCAATGCCGTGAATATGGCGATGTTGATGATGCGCCCCAAGGGCGACCGGATCACGCCGCGCTCGATGACGATGCCGATGTGGGCCATGCAGCAGCAGAACCCGATGGCTTTGGCAATGGTCGTCGATGGGATGCGTCAGGGCTTGCTACCGGGTATGACCCGCCCGGTCGCCCTGCCGTCTGTCAACAACGGATCGACTGATGCCGCCACGTTTGAGCAGTTCATGCAGCGGTTCAACGAGGTGTCCGGCTCAATGGGCTGGGCTCCGGCTGGTGAACAGGACATTCGCGTCATCATGGATGCCATTGCTCGCGTGCGTGGTGGCCTGATGATCGACCAGCAGGTTGTTGCTCCGACTGCTTCGGCCAAGACATCGAGCGGCAAGCCGTCGCAGCCAGCCCCCGCTGACGTGCGCGGACTGTCGAGCCGCACCCGCAACGCACTGGAAGTAATCGCACAGAACCCGTACTTCTCACGTCTTCGCAGCAGCGACCAGAATGAGCGTGCAGCGGGGTTCAAGATGATTGAACGTCTATACAATGAGATGCAGACGAACGGGCCTGAGCATCTTGGGAAGTACGGCGTCGATCCTGCATTGATCGAAGAGGCATACGCGGCAATCTCTGGAAACTGAACATGAGCCAATTCTCGTTCTTCCCGCAGCCTGACGGCACTGACCCACTGGCCGATTCGCTGACGCAGTACAGGAGGAGCAAGAAGGCGCTGGGCCAGCGTTCGCCTGAAGACAAGCGGTTCATGGATCTTGGTCGTGCGTTTGCTGACATGATCGGCAGCGTCGAGCCAACGAATCTCCTGTCCATTGGCGGGATCGCTGAAGAGTTCGGCGATGTCACCAAGTTCATCGACCGTGCGAAGACGATCAACACGCGAAGTGATCTGGAAGAGGAACTGTCTTCCGGGATCCTCAGCCCACAGGAGGCTGAACTCAAGCAGCAGCAGATCGACTTCCTCGACAAGTTGGTGCAGCGCGAGTCGGAGCAACAGGATGTTGCCCGCGATGCGGAGATCGCAGAGACCGGCGTCGTCGGCATGTTCGGCGAGGGTGTCAAGGCAGGCGTAACGCAGGGCGTTATCAGCACCCTTCGCGGCATCAACAACCTGACCCCGTTCGACGGGGATGCGTTCTGGAGCGGGGCGCAGCGCGAGTCTGGCAAGGCGATTCCCGAGGGAAGCATTGCCGGCAACATCGGTCAAGCGGTCGGCAGCGGCGCGTACAGCGCGGCTGCGTTCGCGGCCAGCCCGTATGTCGGCATTGCTGCGATGGGCTTGCAGGGCTACGGCGGTGGCATCGACGAGTACGAGCAGGCGTTCGCTGCTGGCCTGACGACTGGCGACTACAGCAAGTTTGAGAAGGTCACAGCCGGTCTGACCAGCGCGGCGATCGAGGCGGTGACCGAACGGATCGGCGCTGGTGTCGCTCAGAAACTCGCCAAGACCGGTGTCGCGCAATGGTTCGCGCAGCCGGGGGCGCGGGCAATCGTCAAGACTGTTGGTGGAATGTATGGGGCCGAGGCGCTTGAGGAAGGTCTTGTCCCGATCTTGCAGGCTGGCGTCAAGGCGACTGGCATCACTGGGATGCAGGTTGAGTCGTGGGGCGATGTGTTCTCGCAGGCTGCGACGGACGCTCTCTACGGCGGGTTCGGTGGCTTCGGCGCTGCCGGTGTCAATATCCCTGTTGAACTGTCCCGTCGCCGCGAGACCAACCGTCTGCTTCGCGAGGCCGGCAGCAAGTACGCCGATCCCGACTACATCCGCGAGATTCTCCCGCAGCGTGCAGCCGCTCTCGACGCGATGACGCCACAGGAACGTCTTGCAGAAGAGCAGCGATCCCAGCAGGCTCTGATGCAGGCAGGCGCTGACCTCGCACGATCCAAGGAGGCGGTAGCCAATTCCAGCGCGGAAGTCACGCAGAAGCGCAAGGAACTGGAGCGATCACGCCGAGGCAAGGATCAGCAGCGCACTCAGGCTCTTGAAAACGAAGTATCTACGCTGGAGGCAGCACTGGAGAATGCGCGGCGGGTTGCCGCGACAACGGCTGCCGATTACTCAGCGTCGCAACTGAACTATCTCAGTGCTGCGAGTATTGCGTCGAGCGCCCGCCCGACGAGCCAGATGTCCTCCGCCGACATCCTCGCCAGCATGAACTACCAGCCGGCGTCTGCTGCGACAAAGCAGCAGAAGGCAGCGCAGGCACAGATCGAGAAGTTGGGCTTCAAGGTCCAGTGGTACGACGGCACTGATGCAAAGCCTGCATTCTTCAGCGGCCAGACGCCGGACACGGTGTTCCTTCGCGCCGATGGCAACAGCACGTTCGCTGGCATCATGGGACTCGCGTTCCATGAGATCACGCACTGGGCGCAGTTCAGCGACAGTGGCCTGTGGGCTGCCCTTCGCAGCACAGTGGACGACAAGTCAATGCTGGAGGCGGCGGCCAACTACTGGTCGCAGCAGGCCGGCATCGACCCGGTCGTCCGGCGTTCTATTGCTGAGATCATTGCCCAGTCGCAGGGCAAGGCCGGGTCCACCGAAGCGGTTGACCAGATCGAGCAGCGCATGGCTGGCACGATGGCCGAGGTCGAGGGCGTCGCCCAGTTGATCCAGAACGGAACGGAGGCTCTGTTCCGTGGCGACGCCGTACCCGGCTGGTTCAACCAGATGTTGATCCGCGCTGGCGTCCGTGGTCGTTCGGCGATGAGTGCGCTCAAGTTGTACCGTGGCCTGCAAGAGGCAGCCAAGAACAACAAGGCGTACAGCCCGGGCAAGTTCGGGTTCACGATCGAGGCCGCGCAGCGTGGCCTTGAGGTCATGCGTGCCGCACGGGAGGCGGCCATGTCCCAGCCGCAACCGGCCCAGCCGGCCCCCGCGTCCACTGCGACGCCCACCCCTCAGCCCGCGCCTGCGCCTGCTGCCGCAACACCTGCGGCTCCGGCTCCGGCCCCGGCTGCTGGTCAACCCGCGCCAGCCCCGGCACCTGCTCCGGCTCCCGCGCCCGCTCCTGCCCCAGCGCCAGCCCAACCGGCAGGCCAAGTTGACCGTGATACCGCCCTGCGCGACATCTTGAACAGCGGCGGTCTCAGGGTTCAGCCGACCGCCCGCGACATCATCGGACCGGTCACGCCAGAGTCGGAGGCCGCGATGACTCGCGCCGTGTCCACGCTTGGGCCGCAGGGCTACCGCGATGCCGTTGCCGCGATCGACCTTGCGCTTGCCGAGGTGAAGCGCGAGGACGAAGCCGCTGGTCGCCCGTACTCCTTCGATGGCGTCAGCCGCGAGGAGGTTCTGTCGCTGCTGAATCAGACTGCTCTCGCCGACGAGGGCGCGACCCTGCCAGACGGCAAGCCAGTCACGGTCACGCCGGAGCAGCGTGAACTCGCGAAGAAGGTGCGTCGTAAGGTCCGCCGCACGGTTGGCGACGACGTGGTTCTGTTCGCCCGTGGCAAGGCTGTGCCGTCAACCATTGACGCCGCTGCTTTCATCGAGAGCGCACTTGAACTGGCGAACTCCCAGAAGTGGAAGAACCAGAAACTGTTCAAGGCCGCGTTGCAGAAGATGGTCAAGGCCGTTGCTTCCAAGGAGGGGATCGACCTCACCAAGGACAGCGAGCGAGTCAACGACTACATCTCCCGCATGGTGGTCCGCGAGGTTCGTCGCGCACTGTCTCAGTCTGCGAACGCTGTCGGCTGGTACGACGAGAAGGTCCGCAAGGCTCTCGCTGTCGTCAGCCTGATCCACCCTGAACTCGCCGACGACAAGATGGCGCAGTTCGCGTTCAAGTGGGCGCTTGCCGTCACCAGCAACGGTGCCAAGGTCACCGACAACTTCAAGGCGGCAGAGCGTGCGTATCGCTTCTACAAGGAGAACGGCAGGCTCCCGATTGATCAGGGTACCGGCACTCCTTCTGAGGCGATCAACGAAGCGATGGAACTGTTCAACGACCTCGTCGCCAAGTATGGCATCGAGGATGTCGAGCGGTTCATGTCCACGAAGCACACGGTGCGCGAGATCAGGAAGTACACTGGGGTCAAGCCGGGTGGTGAGTACGTTGACACCATCCTGTACGGCGCTTCGGTTGTCGGTCCAAAGATCGGCAATGGGTTCTTCGCGAACCTGTACGGCAACTTTGAACAGTTGACGATGGACCGATGGTTCATGCGGACGATTGGCCGCCTGACCGGGACGCTGATCATTCCGAAGCCGGAGGTTGTTGCCAAGCGCCGGACGCAGTTGCGTCGCATTCTCGCGGTGATGAGCGACGAACAGCGTGCGGAACTGTTCTCGACCATTGGTGTCAAGGCACCCAAACTCAAGTTGGCCGACGCCGTCGAGGGCCAGCCGGCAGAGTTCGCCATGTCGAACGACATGACGGACAAGATTGCTGAGGCGATCAAGAAGCACGTCACCGACAAGGCGACTCGCAACGTCTTCAACACGTTGTTCCCGATCGGGGATGCGTCTGCTCTGCTGCCGATTCTTGGCAAGGCCAAGGAAGGGACCGTTCGCGAAGCCTACGGCAACGAGATCCGCAAGATCGCCAATGGCCTGTGGACTGCGAAGGACGGGCAGAAGGAGATCCCGGACGGTCCTGCCGAGCGCAACCGCCTGCGTGCGATCTTCGCAGATGCCCTCGACGAGTTGCGTCAGGATTACCCGGACCTGACGATGGCCGATCTTCAGGCTGTTATCTGGTATCCAGAGAAGCGCCTGTACGACGCCAGCAAGACCAAGGAGAAGAGCGAGGGTCTTGAGTACGAAGACGGCGCACCGGATTACGAAACCGCAGCCATCGAACTTGCCAAGGGTCTTGGCGTGAGCGATACTGCTATCTCAGCAGCAACGAAGGGAATCGACGATGACATATCCGCAAAGCGAGCAGCAGGAGCAGGACGAGTATCTGGTGGAACAGATGCGGGCGCTGCGGTCCAAGTCCAGTCAGCCAGAGATGTCGGAGAGCGAATCACCGGAGACCGAGGAGGGGTCCGAGCGATTGGAGCAACTACGCCGCTTGAAGGTGCGCCGGTTGTCGCAGGCGCGACCGGACCAGATCCAAGGATCGTCGCAGTCGCCGAGCGTTACGCCCAAGCCAATGGCATAAACCTCCGCCGGCAGGCGTACTACGCCACGGTTGACGAGGATCGGGCGCAGCGCATCGCCGCTGCGTATGACGCGATGCCGCACGCTCCGACTGACCCGGCTGTCGTCGAGGCGTACCAGAACCTGATCGACCAGACGCTCGCCCAGTACCGTGCGCTTGAGGAAGCCGGCTACCAGTTCTACTTCTACGACGAGACCACCGACCCCTACGACGGCAAGCCGTGGCGTGCGCTCCGAGACCTGCGTGCGAACCAGCGCATGGCTGTGTTCGCCACGGAGGCTGGATTCGGCACCGAGCCTCTCGATGTCAGCGACAACCCGCTGCTGGCAGACACCGGCTTGCGCTGGGCGTATGGAACGCCAGACGGCCCCACGCGCCGCGTGCTGGCGAACGACCTGTTCCGCGCTGTGCATGATGCGTTCGGCCACAGCATGGAGGGTGCCGGCTTCCGCGCAGACGGCGAGGAGAACGCATGGCAGGCGCATGTCCGCCTGTTCACCGGCAGCGCGGTTGCCGCGCTCACATCGGAGACTCGCGGACAGAACAGTTGGCTGAACTTCGGCCCATACGGTGAGCGCAACCGCACGGCTGCCGTGCAGGACACGGTGTTTGCGCCGCAGAAGAGTGGCCTCATGCCGGCGTTCACTTGGGAAGAAGGCCGTGTACCCGACATGCCGGAGCCGACCGGCCCCGGCGGTGGCGTGACTCCGCAGCCATCGGTGGTGTCCGCCCGCCAGCCGTCGCGTGGCATCTTCGACGTACGAAACCCACCAGTGGAATCGAAATCGAAAAGGGGTGGTGGGGCCATCATGGCGGTGATGGATTCTGACGGCGTTGTGTATTACGACGTTGATGCCAACATGCACGGCGATGTCGTCGATTCGTTCCCCGGCATCGAGGACTACATCATCGACGGTGGGTTCATCAAGGACGGCAAGTACATCATGGGTACGTCCGATGGTGGATACTCCGCATACGAGGGCGTGCCTGAGCAGATTGCTCAGGTGCGCGAGTTCACCAAGCGGGTGAACGATCCGTCGATTCTCTCCGCCCGCCAGCCGGCACGTCCGCTTGAATCATTCACTCCAGAGTTCCGGGCTTGGTTCGGCGACAGCAAGGTTGTGGACGAACAGGGCAGGCCGATGGTTGTGTACCACGCAACATCTAACGTCATCAACGAACGCAACGAAGTTCAGCGCATGGCGAGTTTCGGGTTTGGAACTGAGTTCCGAGAGTTCGACGAGTTCATTCCAATGTCGCACTTCGGAACTGCCAAGGCGGCACGCGATCGTGCGATTTCGCGTGGCCTTCTTTCCGTCGAACCATCTTGGAAACGCCCGTTTCATCATCCGGGATCGAGGACATACCCGGTCTACCTATCGATCAAGAATCCGCTACGAGTTACTGATGCAATGGCATCCGACGAAGCGTCGATGCTTGGCGCGTTGATTCAGTTGCAGCGTGAGCGAGGCGAATACATGGACATCGACATCGATGTCGCACGATCTGAGGGTGCATATGAGGCCGTTCGACGCGCCGGATACGACGGTCTCGTCTATGAGAATCGAATCGAGGACAAGGGCAATGATAGTTGGGTCATCTTTGATCCCAATCAGGCCAAGTCCATCTTCAATGAACGCCCAACGCAAGACCCACGACTGTTGGCTGCCCGGGATCCCGGCCAGCGCCGTATCGACCTTGCGTATGGGATGGGCCGTCGATCCGGCCAGCAGGCTGGTGTAGCCCGTGGGCGACAGGAGTTGCTCCCCGGCCTGATGTCTGCCGAAGAGCAGGTCGAGCGGCTCCAGCGTGCCAGAGAGGAAGTTCGCGCTCGCCGCAAGGAGGATCGCCTGCGCGAGCGTGCGAAGCGCACCGCTCTCGCTGGCCGGATGCAGGCCCGCATCGGCAGGATCATGGCTGCCGTCGAGGCGATGCGCCAGAGCGCAGACGAGGACGCCGACACCCTTATGCGCCGTGCGCTGCGCGAGATGCTGCGCCGCGAGGCCGCCGGCAGCCGCACTGGGTACGAGTTCGCTCGCCGTGAACTGACTGCGTTGAAGAGAGAAGCAGCAGACGCCGTGCGCCTGTTGCCCGCGAACATGCGCGGCAAGTACCTGAATCGCATCGCGTCAGTCCGGTCTGCCGTTGGGGTTCTTCGCATCAGCGACGCCGTCGTGCGCGACCTTGCACGGTACGAGGCTCGATCGTCCTTCAATCGGCTGCGTCGGTTGGAGCGTCGATATGCCAGCCCACAGACCGGCATGACCAACGAACTGCGCGACCAGATCCTGCCGATCGTTCGCGCTGGTATGGCACTGCTGGGCGGCCAGCGCCTGATGCAGTACACCGACGTGAACGACATGAGCCAGCGCATCGCTGCTGCCAATCAGTTGGCCGCACAGGCGCGTGGGATGTACGAGCAGGAGCGCGAGAACTGGCGTGCCGATCGCGAGATGCGCCGCGAGGGCTACGCCGACGCGGCAGAGGCTCTAGCCGGGAACATCAGCCAGATGCCTGAACTCCCTCCGTCGAGGCTGTGGAGCGAGGGGCGTACCGCCGGCATGGTCGGTGCGCTGGCAATCAAGAACAGCGACATCCACACGATCGCTGCGCTCATTGACGGGGCGATCGACGGCCCGATCCACGACATGATCCACCGGCTGTCAGCCGGCAAGGATGCCATGTACAACGATCGCCGTCGCATTGACCAGCAGATCGACGGTCTGCTTCGTCAGGCTGGGTTCACTGGCATCGACGACTACGTCCAGCGAGGTGCCGGATACGGCGGAACTGCCGCCGCTGATGTCATCGACGTGGTGCTTGGTGGCACCGCTCGCCGTATCACGATCGGTGAGGCCATGTCTCTTGCTGCGATGGACGACACCACGCTCGCGCTGCTGGCCGACGAGAACGATCCCGAGCAGCCCGGTAGCCCGATCACGTTCAGCCGTGACGGTGGCAAGTTGCCGATTCCCGTGACCCAGCAGGAAGTCTTGGCCCTGCGTGGCCGGCTGTCTCCCGGCCAGTTGGCGCTCATCGATGGACTCAAGGGTCTGATCGACACCGAGATTCGCGAGCGTTCGTTTGAGGTGGCGTACCGAATCAACGGTCGTATGCCCGAGGCTGTCCCGGGCTACTACCCGCGCCGCCGGCTCAGTGATGCAATTGCCGGAGACACGGTGGACGTGAACGCCAATCCCGGCAACGTCGTGATGACGATGCTCGACAACGCCGGGTTCCTCCAGCGCCGCGTCGCTAGCACCAGCCCGCTGGTGGTTGACGACCTCGTCCGCACGATCGACGGCCACGTCGATGAGGGTCTCCGGCTGATCCACATGAGCGAGCCGCTGCGCCACAGCATCACCGTGCTGCGGTCCTCCGGCGTGAAGGATGCGATGGAATCCCGGTTCGGCAGCAATTTCAACGACCAGATGCGTAAGGTCGTGTTCAACGCCGTCGGGTTGAGCGGTCGCCCGACTGGTGACCTGATCGACCGTATCAACGGGAACATCAGCGGCGCTCTCCTGATGCTGAACCCGAAGACATGGTTCCGTCAGTTGGGCGGCATCTTCCGCCTCGCCAGCGAGTTCGATACTGGAGACTGGGCAGCCGGCAGCCGGCGTTCCATCGCCTTGGCTCCGTCGCAGCGTACCGCTATGATCGATCGGATCGAGGAGACCAGCGGGTACTTCTTCGACCGCCACCGCCGTTCGCAGGTCGGGTTGTTCGCAGGTGTCATCGGTGACCCCCGTCAGAACCGTGAACGCATCGCGTCGATGCTACGGTCTCTGGCTTCTAACCTGCGTTCGGCTGTGGATGAGGCCACGCAGGGGAACATCCAGCGCATGTTGGCGGACCTCTCTGCTGGCCGCACGAATGCGCTCACGATCCTGCGGTCGGTTGACTTCGCCCTTCGCGGCATCGACCGTCAGGTCATGCTGGCCGCGTACATGACTGCGCGTCAGTCTCTGTCGAGAACCGACCCGTCAATGGCCGAGGACGAAGCGCACGCATCGGCGTGCGTGATGGCCGAGCAGGCGTTCCGCCGCACGCAGAACGTCAGCGATCCGCTGGACGACACGGTGTTTGCTGCCGAGCAGAAGTTCTCCAAGGGCTATGGTCGCCTGCTGTTCCCGTTCTCCAGCGATCCGCTGAAGGGCTGGAATCAGGCTCGTCGCGCAACGCTGAATCCGCAGAACGCAGGACGCACCGCATTCGCCATCGGCGCGAACATGCTGTGGAGTGCAGCCGCGAACCCGTTGAGCCTTGGACTTGCGGCCATCGGAACCGGACTGGCTGCGAGCGAGGACGAGGATGACGAACTGCTGAAGCGTGCGCTCATGGAGAAGCAGCGCGAGGGCGCGATGCGGCGCATCGCCAACGAACTGGTCGCGAGCGCCGGCGGTTACGCTGGCATCATTGCCGGCGACATCTACACGGCGTACCGCGCCATGAGCGACGGCTACGCGCCAGACCAGACGATCCAGTTGATGCCGCTTCAGGTTGCGAACGAGGTCATCCGCAGCGCATCGATGGGTGACTACGGCGCAATGGCTGGCGATCTCGCGATGATGGCTGGAATCCCGGTCACGATGCCGATCGAGTCGATCGCTCGCGATGTCGAGAAGACCATCGCCACGCCGGACTCCATCCGCAAGATCCTGCTGGCTCGCAAGCAGTCGGTCGGCCTGACCCCCGCCGAGGAGCAGCGTCTGCGCGAGGTGCAAGCCGAGATCAGGGCGCTGAAAGCACTACAAACACAGTGACTTGACAGCATACTGTTCGTGCAGTACTGTTCCTGCATCGGACCACATTGTGTGGTTCGTTCGCAGAACGGAGATCTATGCCACGCAAGAAACGACCACGCCCTCCGCGTTCGGAGAGGTATCGCACTCTCACGATTCGCAAGAGTGACTACGACACTCTCCAGACCATCCAAGCCAATACCGGATGGTCGATGCTCCTGATCCTTCACTTCATCATCGAGCATCACCGACAGAAACTTCCAACGTCACTGACCGACGTTGGCTACGTTCGACTTGGCAACACCGTCATCCGCATGGATGAGAACAACAACATCCTTTCAATCACTGAGGAACCGAAGAATGACGACAACCCCGACAGCATCACCGTCACGAATCCTGCACGATATGAGTGAGCGCGAGTACCACCAGACCGCTGGTGCCTCTGCCTCTCGCCTGAAGAGTTTGCTCACCAAGACCCCGGCGCACCTGCGTTGGGAACTGGACAACCCGCCTGCTGACACCGCTGCGTTCCGGGTCGGTCGCCTGCTGCACTGCATGGCGCTCACCCCCGATCTTGTCCGTGCGAACTTCATGCCAGCGCCGGATGTTGATCGCCGTACGAAGGCCGGCAAGGAACTGTACGAGCAGGCTCTGTTGCAGGCCGGCAACCGCACCCTCATCAGCACCGAGGAGTGGGACCAGTGTGACAACATGGCGCAGGCTGTTCGCGCTACCGGCCTGTTGGAGAAGGGCCAGCCCGAGATCAGCCTCTTCTCCGAGATCAACGGCGTCAAGTCAAAGGCTCGATTCGACTGGTGGAACGAGGGCCAGATCATCGACGTGAAGACGACGGCCACCGTCGGCAGTCCGCGTGACTTCCAGCGCACGGTGTGGAACTTCGGCTACGGATTGCAGGCCGCGTGGTACACACGCATGGCGCGGGCTTGCGGCCTGAACCCGACTGGCTTCACGTTCATCGTGGTCGAGAAGGACGAGCCGCACGTCACTGGGGTCTACGACCTCGACGAGGCTGTGATCCACCTGTTCGACAAGCAGATCGACGACCTGCTCGTCGAGTACAAGGCATCGCTGGCGGACGTTCCGCCGGCTGCAACATGGGGTCGGCACACCATCAAGGTGCCGACGTGGGCCATGGCGGCCCTTGAGGACGAAGTCTGATACGAAAGGAACAAGCACATGAAGACATCTGAAACCATCGGCTCGCTCATCACCGCTCTTGCTGCCGCGCAGAAGAGCATCACCAACCCGGCGTTCGACAAGGTGAACCCGCACTTCAAGTCGAGGTACGCCACCTTGGCGGCTCACCTCGACGCGATCAGGTTGCCGTTCGCTGCGGAGGGGCTGTTCATCATGCAGCCCATCTCCAGCGACCGCGACACGATCACCGTCACCACGCGCATCGCGCACAAGAGCGGCGAGTGGATCGAGGAGTCGGCTACGGAGCCGCGCCCGGAACGCTGCACGATCCAGCAGTTCGGATCGATCTGCTCGTACCTGCGTCGCTACACCTTGGCGAGCATGGTCTCGATCACTGGGGAGGACGACCTCGACGGCGAGGAAGTCGTCGCACCGACCCGCCAGCAGGCACGGTACGAGCCGCACCCCAGCCAGTCTGCCCCGGCCCGCACGTTCCAGCCACGCGCCCCCGAGCGTGAGCCGGATCCGCACCCCAGTCAGACCCCTCCGGCACCCAAGCCGGCCCCGGCCCCGGCTCCTGCGCCCGCTGCGGCACCCGCTGCGGAGGCAGACCAGCATGGGGAGTGGATCTGGATTCAGGTCCGGTTCTGCGACGAGAAGCAGTCGCAGGGTAAGACGGCCAGCCCATACCTCGCCGTCAAGACCGCCGACGACCAGCGCCTCACCTGCTGGGACACCGACCTGTTCGACGTGATCAAGGCTGCTCACCGCGACCGCTCGACCATCGGCGTCATCGTGGACACCAGCAGCAAGTTCCCGAAGATCGTCGAGGTCAAGCGTGGCTGACAACCTGTGGGATCTCTCCGAGGGAGAGCGCCGGCGCGATCGAGGGATCGCGCTGGCCTCGATCCCCCGGGCTGACCTGCTGGAGCGGGCTAGGGTCGCGGCGGTGGCCGTGGCCCAGTCCCGCTCAAGCCGGGAGGCCAGCATTGACGATGTCAAGAGGCGTATGGAGGACGACGGCATCGACCCATCGGCGCTGGAGAACGCGGCAGGATCCGTGTTCCGAGGCTCGATGTGGTCGGACACCGGCAAGCGCGTTCGGTCAGAGCGGACGGCGGCCAGAGCGCGGGAGATCCGCATCTGGAGGCTGGTGTGAGGAAAGCCCCGTGGTTCCCCATGTACACGCAGGACTTCGTGTCGGCAACGATGGCGATGAGCAGCGCGGAGGTTGGCTGCTACATCAGGCTGCTGTGCTTCCAGTGGTCGAACGGTGGAATCCCGGACGACTACGAGGCTGCGAAGCGGATCTGCGGAGACCTGACGCAGGCCATGTGGAAGGTGTTGCGTTGCCGGTTTGAAGATCACGACGGCCTGCTGGTCCATCCCCGGCTGGAGTCGGAACGTGTCAGGATGGAGAGTGTTTCGACTCGACGCGCAGCCGCAGCGCGTAGAGTGAACGAGCAGAGGCGGCGAGTGGAAGACCCAGTTCAGCAACTCAAGCGAATCAGGAAAGACCAATGACGGACGAACCCAAGCCCGAACTCAACAAGCCCACCCGGCACTGCTACTGCCGGATGTGCGGACAGGTCTGGCAACACGCTCGCATCGGCGAGGTGCTTGCCGACGTGGCGTACTGCGGCGGATGCGCCACAGAGATGTACGACGACGAGACCTACGCAAGGAGCGACGACGATGAGTGATGACATCACAGTACGTCTGCGCCGCGACTGCATGAGTCTGATCGCAGATGAGGCAGCCGACACAATCGACCGCCTCCGCGTAGAGCGCGACGAGGCGAGGCGCGAGGTGTGCGAATGGGTTGAGATGGACGGAGCAACGACTGCCAAGGAGGAGGCCGAGTTGCGCGGCTGGGATTGCTACAAGGAGAACGTCAAGTGAGCAATCTTGAATGGGATGCCTACATGGCAATCCTCCGTGACAGGTCTGATGACCCATCAGTTTGGGTGTGCAAGAAACTTCAGCAAATGGCAGACCGCATTCATTCACTCGCCGCCGAGCGCGACGAGGCGAGGCGGATAGTGTGTTCTCTTGAGGCAGACATCATGGAGGATCAGATCGAGTACGCAAGACATCGCGGCTGGGACTGCTTCAAGCAGGACGGGATGACCGACGCCGAGTTCCTCCGCTATCTCGCGCAGAACGACTACAACATCGACGGCGGCCTGCTGGCCGATGCCGTCAGGCTCAACGAGATCGCAGACAGGATCGAGAAAGGACACCGATGAACGACAACACCAACGAACTGAACCGCCTCGCCCAGCGCAACACTGCGCTTGTCATCGAGATCGACGCGCTGAAGGAGCAGTTGACCCGGCTGCGCTCGATGAACACCATGCTGTACAAGGACCGCGACGAACTCCGGCTCCAGTTGCACCAGTACATCGACGCCGAGCGCGACGTTGCGGTGGCGCGGCAGGAGGCTGGTGACGACGACGAGCGTGATGATGGCGACGAGCGTGACACCGGCGACGAGCATGACGGCGACACGCTCATGGCGATCGACGGGAAGAACGAGTGCATCATGGGCGTCGGCAGGCGGTGTGGCAAGCCCGATGTCCTCGTCTACAGCCACGCGATGCTGGTGGCTTCATACGTCAAGCAGGGCATGACGGAGACCGAGGCGCACGAATGGGTGGAGTTCAACATCGTGGGCGCTTGGCTTGGCGAGCAGACGCCGATGGTGATCTACCCCAGCACAGAGGGCTGACGCCCCTCGCAACACGGAAGGAGACTGACACATGGAAGTGCGAACCTACCCCCTGAACTACGCGATGATGCGCGAACTGTGGCCGGACTGGAATGCGACCGACGCCAGTGCTGGACTGTTCGCGGAGCGGTGCGCTGACCTGAACCAGCGCGTCCTGATGGATGTCATCAAGCGGCATCGGTGCGAGCCTGCGGGTCAGTACAAGGAGCCGAAAATCCACAGAGTGCTGGAGATGTACGGCGAGGTCATGCGCGAGAGCAGTGTCCGCGCACAGTTCTCCTCGCAGGTGGTGTCCACCGACCTGACGGCGGAGGAGGCCGCCGAGTTGGACATCGAGGCCGACGAGATCATATCGACGGCTACCGACGAGGAGGTGCGTGCGGCCCGGGCGCTGTACCCAATCAATCCAGACCTGCCGGGTGGCAAGCGGATGCTGGCCGCAGCCCTGCGGAGAATGCGTGGTCGGCGATGACCAAGGACCATGTACCCATCGACGTGCTGCTGCGCGAGGAGCAGGCCAAGAGGGCGGCGGCAGAGGATCGCGAGAGTCGCCACGCGGTGGTGGCGTCGGCCCTCGACGAGGCGTTGGTCGAGTTGCTGTCGGCGATGATCAGGGCCAGCAAGAGTTGTTCGTGCAGCAAGGGAATGCGCCGTCATCTTGTCGCGATCGTCGAGCGGTTCGGTAGGATTCGCGAGGAGGCTCTCGATGGCAGGAACTGTTTCGATCTCCCTCCCTCTCCCGAGGAGCAAGGGCAGTAACGGCAGAGATCACTGGGCTGCGCGAGCCAAACTCGTCAAGGCAGACCGGGCATTGGCGTTCACGGCGGGGTCCACAGTGGCCCCGCCGATGCCATTCAGGGATGTCAGCCTGACGATCGCGTACCGCACGAAGGGGGCGCAGGCACCCGACTGCGACAACGCCATCAGCCGGTGCAAGGCGTACATCGATGGGCTGACTGACGCTGGCTGGTGGGTTGACGACCGGCGGCTGGTCGAGATCAAGGCGGCGGTGTTCCGTGGCACTGGTCAGGACGCTGGCGTCACGATCACGGCCCGTTGCGTGAACCCGCCCGAGTGACTGGCCGTGCGTCCGGTGTATGAGACCAGCGCAGACCGGCGGGCGCAGGCCGAGGCCATCGGCTGGCTGGCTGCTGCGACTGGCAGTACGCCGGTGGAGATGCCAGCGTTGGCACCGTGGGACTACGAGATGGTGCGCGATGGACTGGCCGTGGCGATCGTCGAGGTCAAGGTCCGGCGCTGCACGATGCGCGAGTACCCGACCTACATGGTGAGCGAGGCGAAGGTGCGTGGTCTTCGCGATGCTGCCATCGAGCGTGGCATTGCCGGAGTGCTGCTGGTCCGCTGGTCTGACGCCGCCGGGTGGTTGCGATTGGACGCTGGTCAGACCGTCAAATGGACGGTCGGCCTTGGTGGCCGGGTTGACCGGGGCGATCCTGCGGACATCGAGCGTGTGGTGCTGCTTCCGATTGCGTGGTTCGGGCTACTGGCTGTGCCAAGGTTCGGCAAATGAAAAAGCCCCCCGAGCGCATTGCGCTGGGGGGGCCGCACATGGAAAGACTGGGTGATTCTACTACTGGGGTTCGCCGTAGACGGCACCCGTCGCAGGATCCCTGTCTCCGTCGTCTGGGAATCCGTCGGGCTGGCGGTTGGGCAGGTCCATGAGGACGCCGGTCACCGTGAACCGCATCAGGTCACGGTGCAGGATGCGGATGATCTCGCTGCGGGAGGATGCGACCCACGCCCTGCGCCCGCTGTGGGCGACCCAGTACTGGCCGTCGGGTGATCGATGCAGACAGATGGGTGTCACAGGCGGTCCTCCTGATCAGAGATTACCCCGGGCAGGTCGGGTTCCTGCCAGTAGTCCGGGGATCGGTAGTAGGTCGGTTGCACACGGTCACCGCTACGGTCACCGCCCCGTTGACCGCCCCGGTCACCGCTACGTTGACCGCTACGTTCACCGCCCCGGTCACCGTGGCGCAAATCGAGGGTATTCACATTCACATTCACAGTCACAGACCCCCCCTCCCGGGGGGGTTGAAGGGGGGGATCGCCTAGGACGGCTTCTGCGGCCTTGGCTGGCTTGGACGACCCGAGGTAGCACCCGCCCTCTGCGGACGCCTTGGAGCGCCTCCTAGCCGCCTTCCTGTCGATGCTGGCGAGCCACTCCGCCTCCTCCCATGCAACCCGGGCGGAGTGGGCTGCGATGCGCCCTTCCCGGAGCCTGACGGCCACGGGGTGGCGGGACCGTACGGCGTCGGCCACGTCCCGTGGGCAGGTCAGGCTGGCCGCCCCGGGACGGTCGTCGAAATCCTGACATGGATATCCGTCATCGTTGACCCGGCACAGGTAGGCGTGGAACTGCGCCTTCCCTCGACGCCGCCGGTTGCGTCCCCGACCTTGTTGCTTATTCATCGCTGCGCTCCCATGCTGCGCGGGCCTTCGCCCGGTATCCCTTGGTCGCCGACTTGCGGTGGCCCTTCGGCCCGCCGTTCCACACTCCGGCGACGGTCTCGATCGACCAGTCGGGAGCGTACCTGCTGATGTACGCGACGAACACAGCCTCCGCGTACTCGCGATCGTGGACATCGAGGTACTCGCGCTTGCCCAGCGCGGGGCTGTAGGCGACGGCATCGACCCACGCACATCGGTGGATCTGCAACCTGCCACGCGCCTTGC